GAAATGCGTTTAAAGTCCTCCCAATAAAGGGGGTCTATACGCGCATCTGATGCCTTGACATCCGACTCAATTTCGACGTAGTCAGACATAGCTTTACGCTCTCTTTCAGCGGAAACCACCTTTCGGTGGCCTCTACTGGGAGTGTCGAACCCGGAAATGCTTTTAGCATTAGGGAACTCCGGGAGAGCGATCTTACTAAACATCAGTGTTAACTGACGGATAGCATAGATTGCTTCTATGTCTGGCGTATCGAATAACACGCCACTACTAGGATCGAAAACACGTCCAAGGAAACCCCCAAGAAATTGGGGGAGACCATTACGACGTCCCGGCTTTTTCTTAAAGCCAGGAACGTCCGAAGGGACGACGAATCCTTGGTCAAGCCAGCTTTCGGCTGCTTTTCCAAAATTCGCCAGGGTTACGGCAAGAAACCATAACCCCTCGTTTTCGAACCGACTCTCGACATATTTTATGTCAAGAGTGGCGCTAGTACAGCATCGCACGGCCAGTTCATTTGCCGTGCTGGACCAGAGTGACGTCAGGCTTTTCATACCACCTCCTTATCAGAGATTGGTAATCCCTAGCCCTGTCGTCATGACTAATGCAGTCCTCTAGATAAAGCGGTCGTAGCGTACCGGAAACCGCGGGGTCGCCCCCACGGCGCGGTACTCCTCGATCCACCTCATCAAGAGACGGAAGTTCCCGAAATCTAGCATTTCTGCTAGGAAGTCGAGAGCGCTTTCGTCTCTCGAGATCTCCGAAACGGTGACCTCGACATCGCAGAACGCGTCAAAGAGCGTAGTGCTCGAAGCGCGGAATACGAATTGTTGTAGGGTGGACTGATCCACCCCGGAATTGCGGTCATTCATTTTGACTGCCTTTCTGGGAATGGACCCAGTTGCTTTATAGAAAACTGCCCACTAGTGTTGCTCGAGCAACTTTACAAGCAGGTTTCCTGAAGCTTCTTTACAGAAGCAAGGAAATTCTGCATTGCTATATGCTCAGCGTCGTCCTGGGTTTTACCAGGACGGACCGTAACCTGCACCACAGCCCGCTCGAAAGTGGACTTTGGACAGTAGACTACGTTTACACTAGTGTAGTTCACGTCAACCTTACGGGCATCCATCAAAGGATCCCGACAAGATTGACTCACCTGCTAGTACAATGGCATTGACCATGATGATCGCAACCCCCGCAGCGACTTTCGTCGCTCGGGGCCACGGCATCGTATCAGTGCCACGCCTACCGTACGGGTTGTCAACCGTACGAGGAGGTCGTGAGATTCGTCGGGCCCTCTTCGTTTCCGAAGAAGGGTTATCCTCAGGTCTCACCGTGCTAGTAGCGCCCGTTACGCCATCCCATGGGAAGTGAGCCTTTGATTAGGACTCACCGCCCAGGAGCTTAACGATCAGGGCGTCCGAAGACGCAGCCAGCTGGGTCTTGAACCCAGTCCAGACTGCGAGTGCCTCGGCAGCCGTGTATCCTGCCGCCGGAAGGTCAAAGACGATGTAGTTACTCATCGAAACCTTGACATTCTCCGACGGCCGGAACGGGTCCGCGGTGATCTTCGAAGTGTCGATTCGCACCATCCTGCGAGTCCGCTTCCCATAGGAATGGGACGCAGACAGCTTGATGAGGCCATCCCCACTCTGGTACTCTGACTCGTCGTCTCCCACGCTAATGCGCGGAAGGGACGTGGTCACAGCCGAGATGGTGACGGTCTGCGGATCGGTGAACGACATGGGCATCACTCCTAGGAGCCCTGGTTAGGGCCCCAATTGGCGTTTTGACGCTAACGGTACATCACTTTCCGTGCTTACTAATACCAAGCGCAGAAAGTATGGACAACTGGAACGGCGTTAAGCTATTCCAGGTTAGCCCGAACCCATAGGGGTTAGCCTGCACCCGCTGCTTCGAATTAACTTCGAAAACAACGTTTGCAGGTCGGGCACCTCTGGTTTTTGCACCAGTAGGACCCGAAAAGGTATAGGTACGACGTTGAACAGTGTTCTCCATCATATACCCATACCCCATAACCAGACTGTCGGTTAGAGCGTCAGTAATGTTCGAAAGAACATCACCGACGTTTGAAAACCAATCGACAGCCCAGCTCCAGGGAGTCAAGTTCCAGACTACGTCTGGAGTCAGTGACAAACCCAGCAGCTTCTTCGCCTCAAGGGCGATACGCGCCATCTCCGAACTCCTAGAATAGGTGTCCGGAAGGTGGTACGTGAAGCCGCCGGAGAACCACTGGCGCCGCAAGGTTGAGTCCTCGCGGTACACAGTGCCCCTGGCAGTTACTGACGGATCAAGAAGGTTGCCACTTACACCACCCAAAATCCAAGGGGTGGCTACAGTTTCAACCTCCTGAAACGCCAGACTGTGTTGTGGTGGGAAATCATACCTGCGGCGAACCATTTTGCCCGAATCCCGCTCATATTGTCTTAAGACTTTATCAGCGGAATAGATGGCATAAGCTATAGAGCTCATGTCACGGGCAATGGGTGCCCACCCGAATTGTAGATTGAGATACTCGTCAGCGGACGCTTTACGCGCCGTAGCGGTTCTCTCTTTCCACAACCCGGAGGTAGCTCCAATCAGTTTGGGTAAACCCTCTCTGAAGAGCTCTCCTAGAAAGGTGGACAAGTCCGCAGTGGCATTAGTGGGCTTACATCTCGCAATTGCTGTTGCCCCAAGGGCGTTAAGAGTAGAGATACTCCCAACGTTACCTATAGGGTAGCTCATGCGATTTGCAGCCAGAGGAAGCATCTTGCCGACATAACTAGTCGTCGAAGACGCGTTCTTTACCCTTGGCTTGTCGTCTAGAATGACATCTCCGCCGATACAATCGACGGAAGTCTTCTGACTAAAGAAAGGGCCGCCAATGTCACCGATGGCGAAGGATTTTCTCCTTCGCCATTCAGGGTGATCAAATGACTCAGTAACCTGAGTCCCATGCCAACCTGTAGTGTCTACGTAGCCATCGAGGATTGTATCCCCCGAGCCTACTAGCGAGATTTCCGCGTACCGACAGTGATACCTCGGATGAGGCATACTTCGGACACGGACCTTGCTGCCACTAAATCTTGGCAATGGCCACCACTGCTCCTAAATGGTCCTGAGGAGAAAACTCTCCTCAATCTATCCAACCTTTTTCAAGGGTTGGAAGGATGCAACGTACTGCGCCCTAGGGCCCCGCAAGGGGCC